CCCAGTCATGCACCCCCCAGTTATGCAACCCCCAGTCATGCAACCATCAGTTATGCAACCCCCAGTCATGCAACCATCAGTTATGCAACCCCCAGTCATGCAACCATCAGTTATGCAACCATCAGTTATGCAACCATCAGTTACGCAACCATCAGTTACGCAACCATCAGTTATGCAACCATCAGTTATGCAACCATCAGTTATGCAACCATCAGTTATGCAACCATCAGTCATGCAACCATCAGTTATGCAACCATCAGTCATGCAACCATCAGTCATGCAACCAGAAATCATGCAACCATCAGTCATGCAACCATCAGTCATGCAACCAGAAATCATGCAACCAGAAATCATGCAACCAGCAGTTCCACTAGTTCAGTGCGGAATTAATTCACGTGATGAATCATTTGGAAATCATGCAGACATAGAGATTTCATTAACGCTTCCACCAGAATTGCAATTGAATTCAAAGGAAATTGAAGCGGATAACGAAGAAGCAGCACAAAATATTGAAGATACTGTTTCAAGTCAATTCAAATTGAATCAAGATGTTCCATACGGATGTTTGCGAAATGGAAATAAACCAACCTTTAGAGTTTATTCAAAAAATCAAAATGAATTCAATAAAACTTTCAAAAAACAGCAGGATAATGATGTCAATCAAGATTGTGATGTTGTAATGAATGATTCTGTTCAAGAACGACAACGTAAATTGAAGGAGTTACAAGAAAAATCAAACAACATAAAGATCAAAAAAAAAGTAAAACAAATAACTACAAGAAAATTTAAACTTGGAAAAAATGTTGAAAAAAATTCGGTTGGAGTTTTGATAAAAAGCACAAACATGAGAAATGAGGTAAATCATGACCATGGGTTATTGCATCGCGAACCAATAAATGAAATTAAAAAATATCTGCATGCACATGGATTAATAAAAATAGGATCTGATGCTCCAACTGATGTTTTAAGAAACATTTATGAAAGTGCGAAATTAACGGGGGATGTAAGTAATGTGAATAAACAGGTGATGTTACATAATTTTATATCAGATGATGAAAAACGGGTGTGATGCAATAAACAAACAATTTCAACGTTCATTCCATTGACATAGGGGAAATAAGCGTTCTTGCATTGTTAACCGGTTATAAAATCCCAAATATTTTGCTCTTGCAAATTCATTATCACAAATGCGAACCCTCAACCGATTGAAGTCGTTCTTTTCATAAAAAATGCTATTGTTGGGATTACGTGAAATATTGAATACAATGTTTGGAGGAAGATCTGGCAAGTCTATTATGATGATTTGATTTGTTAATGTGGATTCATTGAATACTAAGTGTGAAGTGTTGGCAGACATGTACGATTTTTTTGTAAAATGATGTTTATCGTAAACGAAATCTCGGTACGCCCATGCTTGATAATTACAAGCAGCAATCCAGCTTGCGTGAGACGATTGTGGTGCACTAGTTGTTATAAACGTTTTTATATCTTGCATGTCAATGATTGGAATTGATGTTAGCAATTGGTCATGCAATTGTTCTTTTACTTTAAGATTGGTTCCGGATCCGATTCTATCTTGATTTTTGTTTATTATTGATGGTTCAATTTCATCAATGCGAGCAATATAGGTTGGCAAGTATGGGTCGTTGTTTGGGCGATATACAATATATTGTTTGGTGATATATGGTTCTTCAGTGTGACAATTTAGGGATAATTTATAATTTGCATATGCATCTCTCATGATATCGCTGGCTCTTTGCCAAGTGTTCAATTGTCGTATCCAAACATCCATTTGATAGTTTGATAGTTTGATAATATGTTTAAGTTATTATCAAACAGGTGAGATTATATGATATTATTGTAACCAATATAAACCGGTGTCGTTTTATAAATAAACAGTGACTGATATTCAAAATGGATTTAGAGATGCAAGTGAGAAAAAGAAATGGTTCATACGAAGAAGTGTCGTTTGATAAAATATTGAAACGAATACGAAACATGGGGAATCAATCAAAAATAAGTGCAATAAATTACACTGTATTGGCCATGAAAGTGATTGATCAATTGTATGATAAAATTCCCACGTCAAAAATAGACGAGCTTACAGCAGAGCAATGCGCAACATTGTCAACTACGCACCCGGATTATGGAACTTTGGCGTCATACATTGTGATTTCTAACCATCATAAAACAACTCCTGCAACATTTTATGAAGCAATGGAAAAGTTGAATAATTATAAGGATGTGCATGATGTTTCATGTCCCATCATAAGCCAAGAGTTGTGGAAGCTGGTGTGTGATCATCGTGATGAAGTGGAACGCATGATTGTAAGTAGTCGCGATTACTTGATTGATTATTTTGGATTCAAAACATTGGAAAAAACATATTTGTTGAGAACAAATGGTGTAATATTGGAACGCCCTCAATACATGTGGATGCGCGTATCATTGTCCCTACACAAGGATGACATGGATAAAGTAAAAACGACATATGATTTGATGTCACAGAAATACTTCACGCACGCCACACCGACATTATTCAATGCAGGCACCCCCAGACAACAATTGAGTAGCTGTTTCCTGATTGCGATGGAAAGTGACAGCATAGAAGGTATTTTCAATACACTGAAAGAATGTGCAAACATTTCCAAATATGCGGGAGGGATTGGGATGCACGTGCATAATATTCGGGCATGCGGCAGTCACATTCGTGGGACGAATGGTTTATCAAATGGATTAGTTCCTATGTTAAGAGTATTCAACAATACTGCAAAGTACATTGATCAAGGAGGAAAACGCAATGGAACCATTGCAGTGTATTTAGAGCCGTGGCATGCAGATATTATTAAATTTTTGGAAATGAAAATGAATCATGGCGATGAAGATGTAAAAGGGCGGGATTTATTCTATGGATTGTGGGTGTGTGATTTATTCATGCATCGTGTGAAATCCAACGAAGAGTGGAGTTTGTTTTGTCCGGATCAATGTCCCGGGCTCGCGGATGTTTACGGTGATGAATTCAACATGTTGTACACCAAGTATGAGAGAGACAATTTGCAACGACACAAAATGAGCGCGCGTGACCTGTGGTTTCGTATATTGGATAGTCAAATGGAAACCGGTACTCCATATTTGTGTTACAAAGACACTGTTAACAAAAAAACAAATCAAAAGAACATTGGCATAATCCGTTCATCCAATTTGTGTTCAGAAATTATGGAATATTCTGATGGAAATGAAACAGCAGTATGCAATTTGGCAAGCATTGCGCTGAATCAATTTGTTACGAGTAATCAAACATTTGATTTTGATAAATTACATGAAGTTACACAAGTGGTAACAGAAAATTTAAATAACGTAATTGATATAAATTATTATCCCACAAATAAAACTTCTATTAGCAATATGTCTCATCGTCCGATTGGAATCGGGGTGCAAGGATTGGCAGACACTTTTATGTTGATGGATTTTGCGTTTACTTCAAATGAAGCTTCCACATTGAACCGGCGGATATTTGAAACAATGTATCATGCAGCATTGACTGCATCGTGTAAATTAGCAGAAAAACATGGGTATTATAAAAGTTTTGTTGGTTCCCCTGCATCTCAAGGGATTTTGCAGTATGATATGTGGAACATTGAGCCGGAACCAAATCGGTATGACTGGAATGATTTGAAAGCTAAAATCATAAAACATGGATTGCGCAATTCACTTTTGTTGGCCCCCATGCCAACTGCAAGCACCTCTCAAATATTAGGAAACACTGAATGTTTTGAACCGATTTCAAGCAACATTTACACAAGGCGAACGATGGCAGGGGAGTTTATTTTAGTGAATCGGCATTTGATTACTGATTTACAAAAAATTGGACTTTGGAATGATAAAATAAAAAACAATATAATTTTGAATAAAGGAAGTGTTCAATACATTGATGGTTTGAGTGACCACTTGAAACAAAAGTATTGCACGGTTTGGGAGATTCCAATGAAACAGGTGATTGACATGGCTGCTGATAGAGGAGCTTTCATTTGTCAGAGTCAAAGCATGAATTTATGGATGGAAGATCCAACATATGCGTCGCTCACTTCCATGCATTTTTATGCTTGGACAAAAGGATTAAAAACTGGAATGTATTATTTACGGAGAAAAGGAAGGCACCAGCCGCAACAGTTCACAATTGAACCGGAAAAACTTAACCCGGTTGAAGACGCTCTGGAAGAATGTGAGATGTGTTCAGCTTGAGGTTAAACGGTTAAATGGCAATTGTAGCATACTTCATATTTTTATTGTTTATAGACGGATAATGTGATATTAAAAATTGGGCCAATCGTTTGCCATCTTTTTTTTTACCATGATTTTTGATGAAATAATTCCGTGGGTAGTATCCATGCAAATTTGTTGTCAGTGATCTTAAAGCTGATCCAACGTCACGATCATTTATAAAAAATTCTCCAGTGACTCCTGAAACAACATAATGCCATCCTCCCATAATGTTGTAATTTACCAATACGGGAATATTGTAACAAATTGCTTCTGTCAAAATACGGGGGGAAGCGTCTGAAATATTAGGAACAAATAAAAAATTACATTTTTGTAATTCTATTTGAAACTTATCAAAATCTAATTGTGGTATTGTTTTTACAATTCCGTCACATTTATTTGTGAATTCACAATTTGTCCGACCTACTAGTATCCCTTTCAATTTGAATTCACCACACATTATTTCAAGACACTTTTTGGCCAAGTACCAATTACGGTTGTATGATTGCCAACCATTCTGACATGTTTCATTGTCCTGAAGACAAACATACATGAAATCATATTCCTTTTTGATTGATGGGTCTGGTTTAAATTTTTCAAAATCTTTCAAATCGGATTCACACAACCTCAGGAGAGGCAGTTGCGATGTTTGTAAATTCACTGGAGGACTTCTGAAACAATGCAACCATGCATCAACCATTGACGGATAATCATGATTTTTCTCTTCATGATAACGATCTTCATACGGATTTTTAATGTGTCCCGGGAAATTAATATAACTAGATATACCACAAAATGATAATCCCATTGACTTGTACAACTCATAGTTGTCTTCGTGTATTTTCTCTCTAAATGGCGCAGAAATTAATATAATATTCAACAGTTTGTTTTCATCATCAAACATATTTTTGAATGGAAAATCAACTAATGGGATATCATTTTCAGAGAGAATTGAAATATAATTTTGATATTTGTAAAAAATAATTGACACAATAATAATGATCACTAATAACACTAGTGATATTTGTAAAATATTATTCATTAACATACGGATATATTTTTGATTCATATTATTTATTTTTTAATAGTTTCATGTTGTTTTTTGTATTCAAATAACATGAAAATAGCGAAACTGATTGTTTAGTTGGAATAAGCCAGACCACCCATGCCGCTCATAACACGAAGAACGTTGTAGTTAGTGGCATAAACACGAACCTTGGCGGTCTTGATGCCCTCAACCGTTGCGTTGGAAAGAACCAGCTGAAGAGTTGCATTGTCAATGCGAGAAAAGTTGCAACTTCCAGATGGCTGATGTTCTTCAGGACGAAGAGCAAAAGAAAACACGTTGATTCCAGTGTCTGGACTTGCGGTGTGGTGCTGGTATGGTTGAACCGTGTCAAAATAAGATCCTTCGCGCTCAGAGAATCGGTCCTGTCCGTTGAGCTGAAGTTTGGCAGTGACAACTGGGTTGCTGCCCCAGCAATGCATGGTAAGAGCATTCTCTGCAAGAACAAAAGTACCCGCATCAGAAACCCCAGAGCCTTCAAGATCGCCAGCGGCGACGTTGCTGGTGGCAAGCGCGGCGTCTCCTGCAAAGTTGGCAGCACTGAGCCAATATGAAGTATCAGTAACTCCGCCCTGGGTGGCGCCGTTGGCGTTGATGCCGCCATGCCACCAACCAGTGCCTTCCAGATTTGGAGCACCTGCATCATTGAACATGTCATTGTTGATGTAAGAAGTTGAAAAACGTGAAGTTGCAAGTTTAGAACCAAATGAGTGAATCGCGTTTGGAAGAACATCAACCGCGTCAGTGTAATTGAATGGCTGAGCACCAAGAAGGTTGTACAGGAGCTGACCACACTCTAAAGAAGAACAGTAATCAACATTGCTGTCGGGTTGAACAACCCAAATAAGTTCTTTAACGGGATGGTTGAAGTTCAGTTTGATCTTATTAGAAGAAGAACCAACAGATTCATCGCCGGTGTGTTGCAATTGTTCAATCAAGTATTCATGAGGATTTTGGGCCATGCGTCTTCGCTCGTCGGTGTCCAAGAAGACATAGTCAACATAAAGAGAAGCAGCAACTAAAGACTGGTTGTAAGCGTTAGTGACTTTTCCACCAGCGCTGGTGCGGACACCGCTGGAACAAGCCAAACTTCCGACAGCCCACAAACATTCATCCAGAGGACGAAGATCAAGATTGATCTTGACCTCGTGGTACTGGAGAGCAATAAGAGGAAGAGCCAAACCGGGGTTGCGGCAGAACCAAAATTGCAAAGGAACATACAAAGTGGTTTCAGGAAGAGCGTTGCGAGGGGCACACACTTGACGGGGGGCATTGGACTCACAAGGACCATCAACATCATTGAATGAAGGATCAGTTATGTAAGTGAGTTGAGTGGTGTTGCCGACCATAGCATGGTAACCACGGCGTTGGTCAACAGTAAGGGTAAGTTGATTCCAGATGTGCATCCAGTCACCAAACTGACGGTCAATGCGTTGACCACCTATTTCAACTTCAACAGTTGAAACAAGTTGTTCACCAGGGAAGTCCAGCCAACGAGCATAGACACCATCTTGAGTAGAACCCTTCATTTGTTGGTTGATTTCAGGGAGAGTGAGTTGAAGGTAAGTCCTGTAAGCCAAATCACCATTGCGTGAAATGGTGCAAGTCACACGACGACCAAAATCAGCCTGTCCGTTAAAAGTCTGTTCAATAGACTCCATTGCAAAGTTGGTATGACGTTTGTAAGAAACTTTCCAGAAAGTAATTTGTGGATTACTAGTTAAGTAAACATCTTGGGCGCCGTAAGCGACCAGTTGCATTAAGCCTCCTCCCATTTTTTTAGTGGTTATAATATTCCTTAAGAAAAAAAATTGGAAAAAATAAATTCAATTTAATTCAATATTATAACCTCAAATTTTTTTTGATGAAATTTGTTAAATAATCATCTTGGTAAACCTCATGCTGAAGGTTGTGTTTTTTTGAAAATACATATTTATTGTAGTCAGTCGCATGTTTCTTAATGTTCCAACCATTTTCAAGTGCACTGTACAAAAATGTGAGTAGTTGAAGTTGCTTAACTTCAAGAACCTCTATTTTTGGTTCAATGCTTTCATTTTCATTCATGTCCAAATAAAATGAACTACAGGTCAATTTGGTTTTGTCAGAATATTTCAATGTGTATGTGTCCTTTT